TTTTTGCTTTGAAAGCAACTGATTAATCTGCTTACATAAAAAACTGGCCGTTAACACATAGACAACTTTCCCATCTCGCAAGATGGGAACATCGACGGCAATCAAGTCGTTGTCAGATAGCGTGCCTTTAAAAATGGTAGTAATTTGCGACCGACCAGTATTTACCACTCTTTGTAGCCGCTCGGTATTGTTTGATATCGGCAGCGGGGTCCCAAAGGGTTTGAGGGTGCTGAGCACAATTTTCCCGTCGGGCTCATACAGCATCAGGGCATGAGTCGATGTTAGCTGAAGCTGAGATAACTGAAGTTTTTTGTAAAAACTCTTGAGGTCGCTTCTCTCTATCTCATTTGATGTCGCGGCAATCAGCTCCAGCCCACTCTGGACATGCAGGAACTGGGCATCCATTAGCTGGCTCACGGAACGAACTCGACTTAGCAAATCTTGGTAGACCGCCGAACGTTCTCGATGGAATGAAATATATGCAGTTACCACCAAGGCCACAATGCCAGGCAGTAATGTCAAGAGAAGCAATGTATTGAGATTAAGGGGCCATTTTAAAAAAAAAATTTGCCTCCGTTTAGAAACACCTGATTCTGTTGAATTATTTTGCATAAATAGATGACCCAGCTGTTTTCGAGCTACTGATTTGCGGAACGGTGGCATCTTATAAGGAAGATAACACACCGTTTTTCAACATAACGAGCGTGGTGTATCCATAGTCCAATGTAATCATATACGATTGTAATATAGTGCACATGAACGCGCGCATAGCAATAATTTGAAATAAGCTCTTACGCGCCCTACGCAAAAATCACCCTCGCTTACAAGCGGAAGCGGCCTACCAGCTCATCAAACGAGATTGCCAGTCGAGATAAATCCTGCGTGGAGGACGTGGCTTGGTGGGCGCCAGCAGCCGTCTGGGTCGATAGGTCTTGGATGTTGACTAGATTACGATCAACTTCACGAGCAACATGGGCTTGTTCCTCACACGCGCTCGCGATGACCAAATTGCGATCATTGATCTGAGATATTCCTTGCGCGATCAGCGCTAGAACATCGCCGGTAGCTTGAGCGAGGGTTTGAGTGTTGGTAACCAACGATTGGCTCTTGCCCATCGCCATCACGGCCTGATCGGCGCTCGATTGCACGGCACCTATCATGCCTTCGATTTCACCTGTAGAGGCTTGGGTTCTCGCCGCCAAGGCTCGCACTTCGTCAGCGACGACAGCAAAACCACGGCCTTGCTCACCCGCACGTGCCGCCTCAATGGCCGCATTGAGGGCCAATAAGTTGGTTTGGTCGGCGATCCCGCGAATGACGTCCAGCACTTTTCCAATGTCATTTACTTGAATTGCCAGGTTTTCAACGATCTCGCTAGAGGACTGGATTTCAACGTTGGCGTTGTTAACCGCAGCGACCGCATCACGCGCCTGGTCTAGTCCGTCACTAGCTTGGGAACTAGCGGCTTTTGACGCCTCTGAAGTTGAAATCGCGTTCCGTGCTACCTCCTCCACAGCTGAAGTCATTTCGGTCACAGCGGTAGCGGCTTGCTGGATCTCGTCATTTTGGCGAAAAAGCCCCCGACTACTATCCTCGGTGACGGCATTAAGTTCCTTGGCAGCAGAAGCCAGTTGGTGCGAGGCATCCGCAATCTGCTGAATTGTGCGCTTCAGACTTTTCTGCATCTCGCCCAATGCATTCAGCAGTTCTCCAGTTTCGTCTCGCGCCACACTGCTGACCGTGATAGTCAAATCGCCGCTGGCGATGCGTTTGGCACTTGCCACGGCGACAGCGATAGGGCGGCTGATCATATTACTTATGAGAAGTCCCATTCCCAACGCGGCGAAAAAGGCCACAGCGATGCCGGTATAAAGGACAGTCGTTGCTTGCTGTTCCTGCTGCTCTGCATCGAGCGAGCCTTCACTAATCTGCCGGTTATTCGATTCCACCATCACGCTAAGCTCATCTAAGACGATGCGGTACGCTGAATGCAGGTCACCCGATACGATAGAGCGCGCAGTGGCAATATCGCCAGCCTGCAAAGCTGCAACGACTCTTTGCACCTGAGCCTGATATGCCGGCCAATCCCGGTCCATTTTGTCACCCGCAGCACGTTCGTCATCAGCCAACGGTGTAGCCCGATAAATTGCATAGGCTTTTTCACTGGCCGCGCGGTTGGCAGCCATGTTTTTCAGAATTTCGTCCTTGATATCTAGAGATGACTCGGCGACGGTCGCAACGATGAGGTTGTACAAATCGCGTTGTTGTTCAACTGCCTTACTTTTGGCTTCAGCGGTTTTCGCCACAGAAACGAGGTTGTTGGCGAAAACCAAGTGCAAGCTTGAGGACAATTGTGCAACGCCTCGGTTGCCTAGCAAGCCAACACCTAGGGTGATAAGGGCACAAAGCCCGAATGCCGCGATCAATTTTGTTGATATTTTTGAATCGCGAAGCAAGTTCATAAGGTGTGTCCCGGCAGATTGCTCGAAAAGTGGGCTTGAAATCGACCGCTTCACGCGGTATTGAAGTAGAGGTAGTGTCTTTGCATCGGTACGAGCAACCAAAACTTAAGCGTCGCCTGACCGGTGGCTCACGACCTTGGGACGAGTAAATTCGTTTAAATGGATTGGTAATTGGGGCACTTGTTTCGTGACCGAGGTGCTCGGTTATTTCAGCCTGTAGGACCCAGTTCCAGGCGCAACACCGCCCCCCTCCCCTCGCAATAGCCAGAATTCCTTGGTCGATAATGCGTGCGAAGCCTCTCCAATCTAGCCTTAAAACAGTCCCCCTAACGCTGCCGGCTCCCAGTTCATGATTACCAATTCACCGCTTACCTCGGCCTTGCCCTGCCGCTGATTGGTGTTGCAATAGCGGATGTCCACCGTCTCAAAATGAAAGCCTTCGAACACGCGGCGAATGTCCGGGTGGTCGTTGATGCTGACCATCACTTTGCCTTTGCAACGACGCATGAAGTCGGCCATCCGCTCGTAGTTCTCGAACGGAAAATCGACGCCGTAGCCTGCGGTCTGCCAGTAAGGCGGGTCCATGTAATGGAAGGTGTGCGCACGGTCGTAGCGTTCAGCACATTCAAGCCAAGGCAGATGTTCGACGTAAGTGCCAGACAGACGCTGCCACGCGGCCGAGAGGTTTTCCTCGATCCGCAACAGGTTAATAGCCGGACCCGTGGTGGCGGTACCGAAAGTCTGCCCGGTGACCTTGCCCGCAAAGGCATGGTGTTGCAGGTATAAGAATCGGGCTGCACGTTGGATGTCAGTGAGGGTTTCGGGGCGGGTCATCTTCTGCCACTCGAATACCTGGCGCGAACTCAATGCCCACTTGAATTGGCGCACGAATTCTTCGAGGTGGTTCTGCACGACGCGGTACAGCGTCACCAGGTCGCCGTTGATGTCGTTGAGGACTTCAACAGGCGCGGCCTGGGGTCGCATGAAGTACAGCGCGGCACCGCCGGCAAAGACTTCAACGTAGCATTCGTGCGGCGGAAACAGCGGGATGAGGCGGTCGGCGAGGCGGCGTTTGCCGCCCATCCAAGGGATGATGGGTGTAGACATAGAGTGCAAGACCTTTACTGTATGGATAAACAGGTGCTAGGCTCGCCGCGCTTCGTGCACGGAGTAAGAGCCTTGGCTGGACTTGCAGGGGCAATCTGCAGGGACGGCGGTCGGGTTGGATGTTGAGGCATCCACCCCGGCCGCTCTTTTTCACTTCGGTGTTGAGACTTCTTTGGCGTAGGCCTGACAGGCCGCCAAGGCGATCAGTCCTTGGTCGCCGGCATCGGTGATGCCGATAATTCGTTGAGCATGTGCTGGGTCAAGTTGGGCTCTTGTGGGGCCATGAACCACGCCGCCGGTTGCGGTGGGGGCTGGCACTGCGCAGCCGCTGGTTGAAGCGGTGGCGTCGAGTAGGACTGACAAGCGCACATCAGCAGTGGCAAGCCGGTCGCGCAGGCGACCTTGATCACGTTGAACATCGCTTAATACTCGGTAATGGGTTTGCTCACTGGCGGAAAGCCGTTGTTCAAGGGCTTGGCGTTTTTCCTGCTCGGCACGTTGTTGCGCTGCCGTGACCAGCATCATTTGGTTGAGAGTGTCGGCGTGCAGGCTGGACTGCTCCGCCAGTTGCTGGCCGTATCGCCAGTCCTGAACCTGCCAGGCCAACGTGGCAGATCCACCGGCTACGGCGATCAGCAGCCCACCAAAGGTGAAGAGCCGATACGGCGCAGGAATCAGGTCGAAGAGACGCATAGCACCGCCCTCGCCCGCTCCCACAGCTGTAGTCGATCCGCCAGGCCATTCAGGCCGCCATTGATCTTGCGCGTAATCGCTTCGAACTCATCCCGATCGGCCAGGGCGTTCAGCTCGCGCACCCACCAGAACCACGCGGCGGACTCGGCGGCCCATTGCGGCAACTCCACCAGTTCAGGCGCGTGCAGCAATCGCTCATCCCCAAACAGGGCCAGGCTGCAGCGCAGGTAATTGCTGTGGCCGGTGATCTGGATCAGACCGCGACCCCGATAGCGCTGGCCATCGCCGTCGAGCTCCGGCGTATTGCCCAGCTTCACCGCCAGATTGCCGGTGTCGTACTTGCTGAGGTACTGCTCGCCGCCCAGTTCGCGGACGTACTGCAGTTGCCCTGACTCGTGCCCCACCTGGGCGAGAAACGCCGCTTGGCGTTTCGGTGTATCGATTTTCCTGTGCACCATGGCGGCGTTTAGGGCAGATACAAAAACGCCCGCTTGGCGGCGGGCGTTGGGCATGATGCGTTGCAGCTGTTGTTCGGTGATGGACATACAAACTCCAGGCATAAAAAAACCGCACGTAGCGGCCAGGATGCGCAGTTGCGCGGTTACAGGTTCACGACTTTGAGCGGCTTCGCTTGTTTTTTCGGCTTCTTGCCCTTGGCTTTCGCCTTGCCATGCTTGCCGCCGTTGCACTCGACAGTGGTCGACCAGCCGGCTTGGGTGTAGACCTGCTCGACGGAGTCAGTCAGGTATTCGCCATCGAGGCCGACTTTGAAACCCTGGGCAATGATCGGGCGCTCGGCAAACAGGTCCGTGCGCCCGGGCATCTCAAACCGTACGCCCGCGCTCGATCGGTTGAACGCGGCCAATCGCGCCTTAGTAGCGGCCTCGGCGGCGGTTTTGTTATGGTAGATATGCCGATCGGTATGCACCGAAGGCAACCCGGTCGGCAGGTCGTCATTGTCCAGCGACACGACCACCAGCTTTCCGGTTTTCTTGTCTTGGTGTTTGGCTGCCACCGACTTGTGCGTGTTGCGATCGCCCAGGTTGAACTGCCAGCGGCTGACGTCACTGCGCGTCAGAGTGATCGCGCCGAAGGTCTTGCCGCTGGCCGTCTGCCCGCCCTGGCGTGGCATCACCAGCAACTTGCCGTCGGCAACCTTCGCCGTGCAGTCGTATTGCTTGGCCAGGCGCGTGATGAAATTGAAGTCAGACTCCCCGAGCTGGTCCGCCCGGGCGACTTTGGTCGACACCGGACACCCCGTCGACCAGCCGTTACGCGCGGCGATATCGCCGACGATCTTCGACAGCGGCACGTCCTCCCAGCTCCCGCTACGCACGGTCTTGCCACTGCCGCGCATGTCGCTGGCCTTGCCCTTGATCACGATCGTATCCGGCGGACCGGACACTGTGACCTCATCGACCACGTAACGGCCAAGACGGGCCAAGCCGGTCTCGGCGTACCCCAGGTAGACCTCGATCCCGATTCCGCGACGGGGCAGCGTCACCAGTCCGTCACGGTCATCAATGCGCAGTTCGAACGTATCCGACTCCATGCCCGGTTTGTCGGTGGTACTGAGCTGAATCAGCCGATCGTTGATCAGGCCGGTGATATCGGCGCCATCGGCCACGATACGAAACTGAGGTGTCATCGATTTTTTCCAAAAAAAAACCCGCACAAGGCGGGCCAAAAAGTAAGGATTTGAATAAGCAGCTATACAAGTGTAGTTCATCAATCCCACAGCGTGACCTGCTCCTGGGCGGGTGCGGCCAGTTCCGGCAACACAATCACCACGCCGTCGCGGTACGGCTGCGTTTCCTCCGCCAATCCCTGATTGGCGTCCAACACCGCCTCCACGCTGCCGTTGAGGTGGCCATAGAAGTTATGGCAAATGGTGTCCAGCAGATCCCCGTCAGACGTTCTGCATGTCGTCGCCATAGCGCACAAACTCCAATGTGAATCCTTGTTTACGCGGGATGCCGCCTTGCATCAGCGAGCTTTGTTCTTCCTCAACGCTTTTCAGGCACCAGGTGCCCAGCGCGTCCCCGTAGCCCGTGGTCAGGGTCAGCGGCTTCAGCTGGGCACCGAGCGCGCGCAGCGTGTCGAGCTGCTTCAGGCCGCCCTTGAACCCGGGAAAGATCGCGCCTTTGAGCGTGATTTTTTCGTCGCCCATGCCGACGCCTTGCTGGGCTGGCCGGCGCGACAGGCGCTCCTGCGAAGCCCAGCGGAATTCGGTCGATCGGCGCAACTCATCAAACGCCGCCGTGTCGAGGTTGAAGAAATACGGCTGCGCCTTGGGGTCTTCCGGCTGGATGATCAGCAGGTGCGGAAACGGCTTGACCGCCTCCGGTGCCGGCGTCTGATCCGTGGCAAAGGCCCCCGTGGGCACGATGTTGGCCAGCGACGGACTGACCATGCCGGCGATCTTGTTGATCGCCGTCGCCGCCTTGCCCGCCTGTTCCTTCAGCACGCCTATCCGCTCGTCAATTTGCGACACCGCTCGGCTGGCCGCGCCGTACATGGCCACCACCTGCCCGACCTTCGCCTGAGCCGCATTCACTCCGCGCATGGTGCGCTGAAGTTTGGCGCCGAGTTCGGGCCCGACAAAAGGCAAGCCCTCCAGCTCGGACGCCGCGCCGGTGATTTCCCCGATCGCGCCATTCACCGGCCCCAGCATGCCGTCCAGACTGCGCCGCCCGGTTTCTCCGGCCGTGGCCAGATACTTCAGCGACGACTGTAATAGCTGCAAGGTAGTCTTTTCCTGATCAGACATACGCCCTCCTGTTTAAACGTGCGGCGCGTCATAGAGCTGACTGCTGCCCACCTGCTTGGCCATGTCGCGAAAGTACTGATCGAGCTGCGGCTTGATCTGCGCAAAAAGCTGATTGCCATCCTTCACGTCGCCGTTGACCGTCAGCGAAAACGGCGCCTGAATCGCCACATTCGATTCCACTTTGGGCGCCACCGGAGCCGCCAGCGGCTTGACCAGCGCCCCCGCCGCCGCGTCCGCGCTGGCTGGTGGCAACATCATGGCCTTGGCCGCTTCACCCGGTTGCGGCGTTGGATCTTCCAAGCCCGACTTGATCACCGGCGGTCGACGCAGCTCAGAACCCGGGAACCGCACCTTGTTGGCAAAGTGCGGCAACAACATGGCGTCTTTCGAGTTGAGGTCGCGCGGGTCATACGACACCGGCGGCGCCGCCGGCACGACCGGTGCGGCGGCCGCCGCCGTGGCCGCGACACTCGCCCCGGGGTTGGCCAGCATCAGCGGCCCGGTGGTCGACGGGGCAAACGACTGGGCAATCCCGCCCAACACCGGCGGAATGTCCTTGCCGGCACTGGTCATCATCAGCGGCCCGGCGGCCGGCATCCGCTTCAGGTCGTCCGGCGTGCCGAACGCCGCCTTGCCCAGCGCACCGCCCAGGGCGTCGCCGCCCTCGCTGCCGAGATAACCGCCAATCAAACCGCCGACAAAGGTGCCAATCACCGGCAACACCGCCGTACCGATCGCCGCCCCCGCCGCCGCACCGGCCAACGTGCCCGCCAGTCCGCCCACGGCGGCGCCGTACCCTTCGGCTTTTTCGTCCTGGGTCACGGCGTTGTCGTAGGTGTCCTTGGCTTTCAGACCGGCCTCGATCACCGCAAAAACCGCCGGCCCCTTGACCCCTGTCGCCACGGTTTTACCGACCCCGCTGACCGCCTTCCCGACCGTACTGGCGGCGCTCGCCGTGCTGGCAACCTTGGCCACTTTGCTGGTGTTTGAGGCAGTCGAGGCAACGTCGGCCAACTTGGCCGCCTTCGCCCCGCGACCACCCCGGCGGCCTTTCTTCTTGCGTTTGCCGTCGTCGTCCAGATCGCCCGCATCCAGACCGCTGCCGCCCCCGCCACCACCCACGACAATGACCTTCTGGGGAATGTTGGGATTGCCCATCAGCGAGCCGCGCCCGATGTTCAGCAAACCCTTGGCCATCTTGAAGGTGCTCATGGCACTGGAAAAAGCGATCACCGCCGCGACGGCGCCGCCGATCCCCATCACCACCTTGGGCGACTCATCCGACAGCTTGCTCAGTCCCTGGGCGACGTAGTTCAAGCCATCCGCCACCGCGTCCGTGACCGGGCGCATGGCGTCGCCGATCGCACGCATGGAATCGTCCATGCCCTGCGCCATTTCCGCCCACTTCTGCGCCGACGACTGCCGGCGTTCCTCAAGGTTCTTATCCAAGATCCCGGTGGCGTTGGCGGAGTCTTTCTTGAGGTTGGAGTACAGCTCCTTGTTCTGCATGAACGCCGTCAGTGCGCCCTTCACCTGCATGTCGGCGAACAGATCGCCGGTGCGCAAGGCTTGTTCCAGGGACGCAATCATGGCCTTGGCTTTTTCCGGGTCGGCCTCCTGGCTGATCTTCGCCGTGGCTTCGGCCATGGCAGCGGCCTTCTTCGGATCGGTCGCCGCAATGTATTTTTGGGCCAGCTCAAAGCTGGACTCCAGCGTGGATTTGCCATTCTGCAGGCCGGTGTTCATCGACGCCTGATAGTCGATCCCGGCCTTTTTGTAGGCCGTGACCGTGTCACCGGAGCCGATCTTTTCCATCCAGTTTTTCAGGTTGTTGGCCGCCTCATCGGAGCCGCCGGCGGTCTTCATTTGCACCTGAAGCATGGCGCCCAGTTGCGTGACCGAATCCATGCCGGTGATGCCCAGCTTGCCCATGCCGGCCAGCAACTCAGGGAACCAACGCGCCATGTCGGCCGCTTCAAAACTGCCCGCCTGCCCTTGGTACGCGATCGCCTCCAGGGCTTTTTGCATCATGGCCGGGTCGGTGATCTTGGCGTTTTGCCCCAAGGCGTTGATCATGCGCGCCGTCTCGCCACCGTCCGAGCCCTGCCCCACGGCGAACTTGGCGGCGGTCGGGGCATAGGCCAGCGCCTTGTCCAGCTCCATGCCGGCGCCCACCAGGGCGTTGACCACTTCGGCCACGTCGTTACGCGCCATCCCCGTGTCGCGCGAGGTGTCGATGATCTTCCTCGACATCTGCGCTTCTTCGGGCTTGTTGGCAATGTTCGACTTGATCGCAATGTCCCGAATGATCGCGCCATAGTCCGCGCTGACCTTGGTCGGAATGGCCATCGCCGCCGTGGCGGCCACCGCCTGGCCGACACTGCTTTTCAGCTTCTGCTTGCCTTCGTCGAGTTGCTGGTGACCTTTGGCTTTCAGCTCGGCCTTGCGCGCCACCTGCCCCATGGCCGAGTAGGCCTTGGTCAGATTGCGCACTTCGACGCCTTCTTTTTTCAGGCTGCTCAGGTTGCTTTCGAGTTGCTTTTGCAACGCCGAGGCGCCCTTCTCGCCCGCCATGTGCGCCTTGCGCCATTCATCACGCAGGCGAATGGTGTCGCCAATGGTCTTTTCCAGTACCCGGGCTTTTTTGCCTTCCGTCTCCAGGCGCTTGATGCGACTGGTGACGTCCTTGAACGCCGAGCCCACCGTGGAGCTGACCGCCCCGCCAATGACCAGACCGAGCGCGAGTTTGTTCGCCATGTGCGTGCCCTATACGTCGAGGGTTTCAAAGCGGCTCAATCCGTGAGCCACCACAGCATCTGATCAAAGGGCATAGCCGTAATCTCGGCGGCCGAGAAACTAGTCTCTTTCGCCAAGCGTCGGGCCACGTCCCTGAGGGTGTCGACGTTAAACGTCGTCTTCTTCGACCAGACGAAAATAGCCAGCCGAGAGGCGGTTGTAGTCCTTGTATTTCAAGGTCAACAGTTCCGCTTCGGTCAGCCCCACCAGGCTGCTGAACAACGACAGCTCCTGCTTTTCAAAGTCGCCATTGCCGGCGGCCTTGGATGCGCGCCAGTCGAGCATGCTGGGCGCACGCATGGTCAGCGCGTCGGTCTGAACACCGCTGATTACGGTTTTGTATTTGAGCGTTACCGTAACGCCCTCGTCGGTCAGCTTCAGCCACTTCGGCAGGGTCGGCTCGTTGGTGTCTTGGGATACTTGAGTCATGTGCTTTTAGTCCTTAGAGGCCAACGGCCGAGCGTTCTGCGGCCAGTTGATCGACACCGTCGATCACCTGAATCATGTTGAGCGGGTCGATTTCGTACATCACGCGACCATCGATTTCGAGCTTGTAATAAACGGCCTTGATCGCGTGTTTGATTTCCGCCTTGTCGCCGGGCTTCCAGTCGCCCATGTCGACCTCTTTGATGCCGCCGCGCAGGGTAACCACGACCGGCGTCACCTCACCTTTCAGGCCACGGAAGGCGCCACGAAAGACGATGCTGCACGCGGTCTGATCGGCCAGACCGAAGTACTTCAGCGCCTCACGGCGCACGCCGTGGGTGGTAAACGCCGCCTCGAGCTTTTCCAGCCCCATGGCCATCTCGATCGGCGCGGACATGCCACCGCCCTGATAGTCGTCGGTCTTTTGCGTCAGCTTGGGCAGCGACAGGGTGGGGACGTCGCCGGCGAAACTCACACCGTCGACAAAGGCGTTCATGTTGGAGAGAACTTGAGGAATCATTGCGCGGGCCCCTTAGGCGGATTCAAGAACTTCGGTCAGCCATTCGTTGGTGACTTCAATGAGGAAATTCGGGTTTTCGGCCGGCGGCACGTCGGTGAAGCGGATGCGCCAGTAAATTTTGCCCTGCTCGATCTGGCTGGCCGTGTTCATTTCCTTGTCCGCGTAGACTTCGAAATTGATCACCGCGCCGGCGTTCTTCTGATCGCGCATGAAAGCCTGAAGGCCTTCGGTCACGTCCTGCACGTAGGTTTTGGTGATCGAGCGATCCACCGCCCATTTGTGCCCCGCCTGGATCGCATCCATCAGGATGTCGCAGGTCCGTACACGGGTGACGAACGACCATTTCGAATCAGTCGACAGCGTGCGGTTGCCCCACAGGCGGTAACCGCCGTCACGCAAAATCGTCGCGATGTTCGCGTTGTTCAGCAGGTTGGCCCGGCAGGTTTCGTCGCCGTCCAGGTACTCGATCGGGCGGGTGGTCCCGGTGATTCCGACAAACTCTTTGTTCGACGGCGACGCCCAGTAGCCGTAGGTGGCATCGGTCCAGGCAAATAGCCCGGCGACCCACGCCGACGCCGGCGCGTTGACCGTGGCACTGGTGACGGTGTCCCAATACTTCACGCCGGGATCGACCAGATACAGACGCTTGCTGCCGAATTCTTCGGCGTAGGCCATCACCGCCTCGTCGGTGGTGTTCGGACCGTCGATGATGGCGATCGCACGCAACTTGCCGGCCAGGGCGTCCATGGCGGTGGCCACCGCTTGGGTCGACGAATGCCCCGGGGCGATCAGCAGTTTTGGCTGGGCGTTGTGCTTGCTCTTGCCGTCCAGCAGCGCTTGCAGGCCGGTACGCTGACCATCGGCCAGAACGCCACCGATGATGGCCGAGGTTTGCAGCGCCTCGTCCGCCAACTTGGCCACGCCGACAGCGACGATCACCGCCTTGGACCGCACGTAGATCGCCTGGGCGGCCTTGGTGATCGCCGAGTCAGGGCCGAACGCGGCAATGGCTTCGCGCTCGGTCGTGAGCAACACCAGCTCGCCGGCCTTGGCCGTACCGCCACCGAGCACACCCGGGGTGAAGGTGTCGCACAGACCAATGATCGACGACGACGGCAGCGAGATGGTGCGCGCGCCGGTGTCGATCAGCGTGGTGGTGACGCCGTGAAAAAAGGAGCCAGTGCTCATAGGGTCAATCTCCAGAAACGAAAAAGCCCCGCGTGAGCGAGGCTGTCAGGGGTTGTGCGTGTTACGCGTAACGGAAAAGAAAACGCCCCGTCAGTGCGGGGCGTTTATTGCGCCTGTTCGGCGATCCAGTCCGGTGCCGTGGGTCGGTGCTGGCTAGCGGGAAAATCGGGCGACTGAGGCCAATCGCGCAGAGCCTGCATGTACACCAGCAGCTCGTTGAACTGCTCGGCTGTGAGTGTGAGCGGCCCTGCGATTTCCAACTGATCACGGTGCCGCTCACGCAACCACAGCACGCCCGACAACTCGCCGTCGCGCCATTGCCGCTCAATGTCGGCCAGCGTCTCGCTGTCAGGCGGCAAGGCATCGACCAGCACAGGCAGCCCCTCGGCGTTATGGCCTCGCACCTTCCCGGGCACAGGGTTGGCAATTACCGACAGGTAAATCGCCTCAGAGATTGGCACCACGTCGGCCGGCATATGGTCGCCATGAACACTGGGCAAATAGGTGCAGCCCGTTTCTTTACTGTAAAAGCGCATTAAGCCCCCTCAATTTCCAATGGCCAGCCACGCACCACTGGCCCCGATACCGGTAGAACTACTGGCGTAAAATCCAGTTTTGGTTTGCGAATACCCGGCAATGGCGGTGATTTTTTGATAGGCCGCGTTAGGGCCGTTGTAGTTGCCGGCGCCCGCCACCACAGCCAAACACGCGGAAGGAAAGGCGAGCGTAAACGGCACGAGGGTGTCACTTGAAAACAGCCCCGAGCCCCATTGAACGATCAACCCACCCAGCCAACTCGGGAACGCGATATAACCGTTTAGGGCCAGGCTAATGGCAAAGCCCTTTCGCAGCTTTTTCGGCGTGGCAATAACGGCGTCATTCGCGCTATCCAGCATCTGCGCATCCGTTGCGACCTTGGCCGTGCCTTGATTGATTTCCGTGGCTTGAGCGGCAAGAGGCACCAGGGCAGCAATATCAATGTTCCCTTGGTTGATGGGAGCGTTCCAAGCCTTGAGACACCACATCACCGCCAAGTTGCGCGGCCGCGTCTCTGCACCACCGGTGAACTGGATGGTTGAATTGTCGTGAATTGCGCCACCACCATTGGGCGCGCCCTGACCGCCAGCGCCACCGGCGGCCGTCGTTTGCACAAGATGGATAATGTGATTGTGCGATTTCAGCTCGTCGAGCTGGTAACTGCCAATCGCTCGGGCTGCGTCAATACCGCGACCATGATCCCAACCCCGCAAGAACTCGCCGCGCGACTCCGGCAGACGGAAATTGCCCGCCCCTTCGCCGCCCGTATTGAACGCAGTCCCTAGGAACGCCGCCAGATCAGGATAAGCCGCAATGCTTTTCACACTGCCGTCAATCTCCAGAAATCCGGGAGGGAGCTTGTTCAACGGAAACGCCACCATCGTGCCGACCGGCAGCGCCGAAGCCTGGGCAATCATGGCCTCGATTTGGGGCTTGGTGTAGGTGTCCGTGATGCCCATGGCGGCCAGCGTGCTGGGGTTGTCACCCGACACCACCACGCCACGATTGTTGACCTTTACCCGGGTGAACTCACCGGCCGTTTTATTCGCCGGCAACACCTCTAAAATGGCCGCGTCGACGTATTGCCGCGAGGCCAACACCACCGCCGGATCGATCTTTAGCGTGATGTTGCCCGAGTTATTGACGATGAAATTCATCCGCACCACTTGCGTGCGGCCGGAGCCCTGCGACAGCAGTGGTTTATAGCTCGGCGCACAGTTGGCCACCGCCACCAGATCGCCGGCCTCGTCGTACAGGCCGATTTCGCGAATCCAGCGCCCGCCCTCATCGGCCGGGATAATCTGTTCAGCGATGATGATTGCCGGGTCTACCGCGTCGACCTTGAGCTGATTCAGCGGCCGGCGGCGCCATTCGTTGATCAGACGGGTTTGCGTCGCCGTAGGGATCGGGTCGGTCAGGTTGGCATCACCCACGCCCATTTCGGTGATCTTCCAGGGAATGCCGAGCGCGTCGGCGTTCGCCTGCTTGGCCAGCCCTACGTTGGTAAGGATGGCGAAAAACTGGGAATTCACATCAGTCATGGTAAACGTCCAGGGTGTCTATGGAGTGTTCGCGGCCGATCACGGCAAAGCGGCCCGTGACCTCGATGTCACGCATCACCGGCGGATACACGTCGATTTCGTCGCCTTCGTAGAGGCAAGCGGCAATGTTCAAATGGCCTTTGGTTTCGAGGCTGATCGCCAGCCCCGTGAGCTGCCGCGTGACGGGCTTGGCGTCGTCAATCAGGCGCTCCAGCTCCTGATACATTTCCTCGGTGATGCCGGTATCCAGCACGCCGACCTTCAGCGCAAAGGTTCCCGGCGGCCCCTCCGGCACCGTGTTGAACCACTCGATGATTTCGATCAGATAGCCCAGGGGCTCGACCACCCGGCGCAACGCGCCGATGGTGCCCTTGTGAGCATGGATGTAATATGACGCCTTGATGGCCGCGCGTTTGGTCGCTTCGGACCACCGATAGTCCCAGCGATCGACCGACCACGCCCACGCCAAATGCGGCAGCAAGTGGACCGGGCAGGTGTCGGGGTTATACAGCGTGCGCAGCGGGACAATGGTTCGCTCATAAAACGCCGCCTCCAGGGCGCGCTCCAGTTGCGTGCTGTTGCTCGGCAGCAGACTTTTCATGTCGCCCCCGCCAAAGTCACCTCGTAATCGACGCACCACGCCGCCTGCGCCTTGGTCGGGGCCAAGTCCACCCAGCCGACCAGCTCAACCCGCGCCACACCGGCAACGTGCAATTGCGCGTCCACGGCCGACCGCGCCACCTCGACCCCCAAGCGTTTGCGCGGATTGATCCACGCTGCCAAGCGCTTCTTGGCTTCGGCCAAACTGGCGTCCCCCTCAGGCCCGGCGCCGGTCATGTGCAGAATGGCGTCAATGCGATACTCGATAATCTCCGCGCTTTGCACGGTGACCCGATCACAGACCGGGCGAACGTCGTCGTCATTCAGCGCGGTCGCGACGGTAGCCAACAGCGCGGGACCAACCTCGCCGCGCCCTTCGGCACCCAGCACCGTTACCGTCACGAAACAAGGCTGCGGGCTTTCGGCCGTGGCGTCCGCCACCAGTCCCGAGGCGTTGCGCGCGTGCAAAATGTAGCTGTTACGCGGGCCGGCCGTGGTCAGGCCTTCAAAAGCCAACTGGATACGCTCGCGAAACGGGTCGTCCAGCTCCTTGACCTCGGGCACCGGCGGAACTGCCGCCAGATCCGCCGCCTGAATCACCAGGCGCTTCAGGTTGTAGTTCGCCCCCAACTGATCGAGGTCAGGGCCGATCGCATGGGCCAACAACAACGCCTTGGCAGCATCGTTGACCCGGGCACGGTTGCCGACCTTCTGATAGGCCGCCACCTCCAGCAACTTCACCACCGGATCACTCTCCAGCGGCGCGCTCCAGTTGTCGCCCATGTGCCCGCGAAAGGTGGCCAGCGCCTCGTCGTAAGTGACTTCAAAGTCCAGGCCTTCCAGCACGTCCGGCGCCGGCAACGCCGACAGATCAACGATGCTCATACGCTCACCTCATACAAAAATCGGTCGCCCAGGTACTCGCCGGCAAGACTGAGGTTGATCCGGCCGCCCAGCACCGACACGACGCGGATGCGCTCCAGCTTGACGCGAGGTTCCCACCGCCCGATCGCCCGAATCGCTTCGGCTTGCACCGAACTTTTCCAGCCTTCGTTAACCGGCATGTCGACGTATAAGGGGATCTTGCTGCCGTAGTCTGGCCGATGCCGACGACTGCCCAGCCGCGTGCCCAGGATGTCCGCGAGGGACTGCCGCAGATGCTCGATGCCGGAGATGGGTAGGCCGGTGTGGCGATCCATTCCGATCATCTAAGTCACCCCAACGGTTCGAATTCATCGTGGGCCTTGAGGTAGCTCAGCGCCTGCTCATCGGACGCCGACACCTCGACGGCGGCCTTGGCCACCGGCAACGTGCGGCCGGTACCGGGAATGATCAGGGTGCGCGAGGTGTAGACCTTGTCGCGAAACTTCAGCATCAGATTCGTCGCTCGCGGCTGCGGCTGCGGCAATTCAACAAGAGGGACATCGTTCGGCTTGGCCATGTTTTTTTCCTGCATGAAAAAGCCCGCACGCGGCGGGCTTGGAAGGGTTAACAAATTAGTGCGTGTGGTGATTGCTGTTACCGGTAGCGTCGATGATCGAGCCGTCACTGGTGATGTTTTTCGTGACGTGTAATGTCCCGTCGATGGCCACCGCGCCGACCAACTGGATGGCCGTGGATTTGACCGTTGCCGACTCCGGCGTCAGTGCCACCTCAGTGCCACCGACCTTGGCCGTCACGGCGTTATCCGTAACGATCACCTCAGTGCTACCGACCTTGATTGTGACTGTCCCGGTCGGCAGGGTGATGGTGTAGGACTTGGCCTCCCAGTCGTAGACCAGCGAGCCACCGTCATCAAAACGCCAGACTTCCACATGGTCGCGGTTATCCGGTTGAGCACCGGCGTTGCCGTACAGACCGGGAACAAAGGTGCCCATGCCAGCTTGGCCGCTCGGATTGAACAACACTCCTTGCTCACCGACACTCGGTGCCCGCCAGTGCCGCGCCTTACCGGCCGCCAGGCTGTGCCAGCGCACCCACGCGCTGGTCCATTCGCCATTGGTGACCCGCACCATACCGGCAGGCAGATCCACGCCGACCACCGCACACGGCATCAGCATGGCCGCGATCATGCGGTCATGCTCGGCACTCGCGTAACTCACGGCGAGTCCTCAGGCACTAACACCACCTCAACAGGAAACCCGCCACCCTCCGGCACTTCGGGCAACTCGTCGGACCACGGCCATTCCTCAACCCCGAGATAGATTTGGTGAGTCCACTCCACCAGCCAGACCACATAGCCATCCAGCTCCGGTTTGGTCCAATCCTGCATCGCCTGGACAAACTCGGCAGGCTCGACCGCAACGCCCCAGGTTTGCATTCGAAGCAACACTGCCAATTGCGCCGCCAAGTGAGCGGCCTCTTGGCAGTGCTGCGGACGAATGGGGTCAACAATGATGCGCGCCTCAAACTTGCAGATGAGGGTTGTCTCCCCGGTTCCGATGTCTTGGCCAGGTTCCATCTCAGCCATGTCAATGAACACCGCCGGTAGTGCAATCCGGTCCTTGATGTTCGGCCAGGCTGTCACTGCCTTGATCCCTGAAAGGTTGCCCAGCAGGTGCTGTTCAATGGCCCGATAAAGCTGATCCAGAGTAAAAGGCTCATCAGACATTGGCTGTCCCCTTCAGGTATTTTTGCAGCTCAAAGTTGAATTCCTGCTGCAGGATTTCCAGCAACCGCGCATCGGCGCGTTTGACCCAACTGTCGAAGTGCGGACGGGCCTGTTCCAGTGACACCTTGGCTTTGGCCAGCGGAAAGCGACTGCCGTTTTCTGCGACCCAACCGGAACTGGCGCCCCGACTTGAAGACACCGTGCTGTCGGGATAATCGTCCGCGTTGAAGTGCTTGCTCGCGGTGCGAATCCAGATGTCGGGCTTGTTGCCATAAACCTGTTTGAGAAAGGCGCCCTGGTAACGTCGCCCAGCCACCGATACGCCACTGCCAGACTGGCGTGCCCGACCGATCCGGCTGGACTCGATGGCATTTAAACCGAACCACAACTTGCCGCTGGTAGCCCCGCCAGTGACGGGGTAGCTGCGCAAGCGCTGGCGAACCGCTGCGACGGCAATACGCTCCTGCCGACTGACCGCCCGGGCAATGTGCGTGCGCAACCAACCCAGCGTTTTGTTGATCGCCCGCCGTTGGGCGGCAGCGGCCGCCTTGGGTACCAGTTGGGCGAAGTCCTGGAACGCTTTCAGGTCCGCCGTCGAGGACTGGATGGAAATCATCCCGCCACTGGCCGAGGGTTTGAAGTAGCTGCCGACAGTCATGCACGCATCCTCAGAATTAAGGCGACCAGACCGTCACCGCTCGGCTCCAGCTGCAGCAGGTCATATTCGCCACCGCCATCCAGTACCGGCAGATCAATGCTGACCAGCAGGCCCTGCTCCAGCCCGTGTGAATCGCTGACACGGATCTCGAAGCGTGGCTCACGCAACCCGGTGTTGAGCTTGCCGAACTTGGGCTGTAACCAGGGCGCGGCGAACATCCCGAACACTGGCTGTTCGCGACCCTCGATAATCGCGATGTCGCCCAGTGTTTCGAACACCACCGCGTCGACCTCGGCGACCAGGTCGCGAAAGCTCACGGTCAGAGCTCCAGCAGAATCTGTGCGCGAGGTCGGGTGCACAGGTGCAGCGGGTTGGACTGCGCTTCGCCGGCCATGCCCTTGCCGAACTGCATGGGTTCAATCTTGCTGTAGTACGGAATGCCTTGGGTGTTGACCGTTTCCATGTAGTCAGCCGGTGCGAACACAGAAATGTACAGATCCGGCACACCCTCAGGGACCAGCAACGC